ATGACCGAGACACATCAGCCCACGTATCGCGTCGTCACCTACGGGTGTCAGATGAATGTCCACGACTCCGAGCGGATCGCCGGCCTGCTGGAATCAGCCGGCTATGTCCCCGACCCCCGGGACGACAGCCTCGATCCGGCCGACGTCGTCGTCTTCAACACCTGCGCGGTCCGCGAGAACGCCGACAACCGGCTCTACGGGACGCTCGGTCACATGGCGTCGGTCAAGGCCGCGAACCCCGGGATGCAGCTCGCGGTCGGCGGCTGCATGGCGCAGAAGGACAAGGCGACCGTCGTGGACCGGGCGCCCTGGGTCGACGTCGTCTTCGGAACCCACAATCTGGCCGCACTGCCGATCCTGCTGGAGCGCTCACGGGTCAACCGGGAGGCGGCCGTCGAGATCGAGGAGTCCCTCCAGACCTTTCCCAGCGACCTGCCCACCCACCGCGAGTCCGCCTACTCCGCGTGGGTCTCCATCTCGGTGGGCTGCAACAACACCTGCACCTTCTGCATCGTGCCGCAGCTGCGCGGCAGGGAGACCGACCGGCGGCCCGGCGACATCCTCGCCGAGATCCGCGCCCTCGTCGACGAGGGCGTCCAGGAGATCACCCTGCTCGGGCAGAACGTCAACTCCTACGGCGTCCAGTTCGGCGACCGGGGGGCCTTCGCCAAGCTGCTGCGGGCCTGTGGCCGGATCGACGGGCTCGAGCGGGTGCGATTCACCTCCCCGCATCCGGCCGCCTTCACCGACGACGTCATCGAGGCGATGGCCGAGACCCCCAATGTGATGCCCAGCCTGCACATGCCCCTGCAGTCGGGATCCGACCGGGTCCTGCGCGAGATGCGCCGCTCCTACCGCTCCAGGAAGTTCCTCGGGATCCTCGAGAGGGTGCGCTCGGCGATGCCCGAGGCGGCCATCACCACCGACATCATCGTCGGCTTCCCCGGTGAGACCGAGGAGGACTTCGAGGAGACCATGCGGGTGGTGGAGGCCTCCCGCTTCTCGGCCGCCTTCACCTTCCAGTACTCCATCCGGCCCGGCACCCCGGCCGGCGTGATGACCGACCAGGTGCCCAAGCCGGTCGTCCAGGAGCGCTACGAGCGCCTGGCGGAGCTGGTCGACGACATCGCCTGGGCCGAGAACCGGCGTCTGGAGGGCCGCACCGTCGAGGTGATGTTCTCGGCCGGCGAGGGCCGCAAGGACGACGCCACACACCGGGTCACCGGGCGGGCCCGCGACAACCGTCTCGTCCACGTCGCCCTGGACCCCGCGGGGGAGAGGCCGCGGCCCGGCGACATCGGCGAGGTGCGGATCACCCGGGCCGCTCCGCACCACCTGATGGCCGACTCCGGGCTGCTGAGCCTGCGGCGCACCCGCGGGGGAGACGCCTGGCAGGCCCGTCAGGAGGCCGCGGGACCCGTCGAGGTCTCGGCGGTGTCATTGGGGATGCCGGGGATCGGGGCCCCGGCGAGCTGAGCATCGGCCCGTCCTGTTCCGGACTACCGAGTTCCGACCGGAGGACATGACGAGGGGATGGCAACCATGAGTTATTGCCTGGATCTGCCCTGAAACTGCCTCCCGCTAGGGTAGGAGCGCGCATGGTGGCTGCCGGTGACGCTCTTGTGACGTCCAGCCATGTCCAGTGATGTCGTGACATGTCCAGCCTCACAGCGACACCAGAGCGACACGAGGACGGGTCCCGACGAGCGCGCGTCACCTGTGGGACCATGTTCCCGTGGAACTCAACGATGAGCCCAGCGGCCAGCAGCTTGATCCCATGTCACGGGTCTTGAACGCGGCGCTCGACCTGGCGCGCGAGGAAGCGTCTGGCCGTGTGCTTGATGGTGACGAACTGGCCGTCGTGGATCTGTGTGACGATATCGGTGATGTTCGGGGAATCGCCGAGCACGAAGCACAGATGGAGTCGTCATGCTGAAGATCTACTGGGATGCTGAAGGCGTCGAGTCGTGGGATCTCAGGGAGGAATCTCACGGGCACTTCGCGATCGTCAAGAAGGTCCAGTGGCCGGTCGCGGAGAACGGCGAGGTGTTCGCCGTCGAAGGCTGGGAGGCCCGGCCGATCGAGGCGAGGCATGAGCACGAGGTCGGTCCTGTCGGCCACTTCCCACTCTTCGAGTCGCGCGAGGACGCCGCGGAGTACGCGGTCACGCACTGGCTCAACCAGGGGCAGTGACTGGCTCGGACGCACGAGGCCCCCTCCACTGTGATGGCGGAGGGGGCTTCTTCACACCCGAGGATCAGCCTCCGGAGGGGAGGGCTGCGATTGCGGCCGCCACGCGCCGGTCGATCTCATCCGCGAGGACCTTCGCGGTGATCGAGGAGGGGGTGGTCGCGGTGCCGGCCTGCACGGCGTCGGCGGTCAGGGTTGGGGGCTGGGTGTTCGCGTCAGCTCCCCACGCGGCCTTGCCGTCTGAGCCGACCTTGAGGACCTGGTTCGTGGTGCCGCCGGTCGGCACGAGGCGCTCCTCGGCCGGCGCCGCCGGGATCGCCGGCTTGTCCGTCAGGTCGTTATAACTGTGGGTGTGGTCGCCCTTCGCCGCCGTGGTGGCAGTGGTGCCCAGCGCCAGGGAGCTGGTGCCCGCCCCGATGGCAGTCCTCGCGGCGGCGGCGTCGGTCGCCTTGATGATCTGCTTGCCGACCGCAGTCGCACCGCTCAGGGTGTCTGCGGTCGGTGCCGCCGGGATGGCGGTATTGCCAGCCATCGCGGTGGTGGCGGTGGTGCCGATGGTCGGCGGGAAGGTCGACGGCTTACCGGCCACATCATCCCAGGACACCTCGCCCGAGGCGCCATCCTGCCAGGCCAGCCCGTCGTCACCCCACGCCAGCACCTGTCCATTGGACGCCCCAGACGGGACGACCAGGGTGTTCACCGTGGTGCCCTCAGGCGGCGTGTACGGCGCCGCGCTCCACAGCTGCAGTGGAGCATCGTCGGTGTGCGCCTCCGTCAGCTCGAAGTCGAACTGGTCGAAGTTCAGCACAGTCGGCGACGCCGGCTTGCAGGTCCACACCCCGCACCACAGCTTGATGCCCTTCTGGCCGTTTCGGGACAGGTCGCCCTGGGCGTCGAGGTCGGCGGTGATCGGCCGGTTGTCCACGCGGGTCACCGGGTCAGTGCCCGACACGATGCGGGTCCCCTCGGCCGGCACGAACTGGATCAGCCGCTCACCGACGACGGGCACGAGGCCAGGATTCTGGTCCTCATCCTGGGTGGAGTCGCCGACCGCGAACGCCACTCGGCCGACGATGCGGCCGAGCTTGTAGGGGACCGGCAGGTCGGTCTCCGGGGGATCAATCGTGGTCATAGTGTGGTTCCTTCCTCATCGATCGGGTCCGCGATCCAGGACCCGTGCGTGCAATCCGGGTCAGGTTCAGCCGTGTTGATGGAGACCCTTTCGTCGGCGGCGGAATTGTTGGTGAACACGCGGCCCTTGTGGGTGACGCGCGCCTGCGGAGGCCAGCCTGTCGCCAACGGCTGCCAGGCTGGCGGGGTGATCGACCGGTCCGTGCAGTCCACCCCGGTCACCGCCGCGGCGAAGGCGACGGCCAGACTGTTGGCCTGGCCCGGCGCGTAGATCAGCGTGCCCCGGCGCTCATCCTCGACCCGGTATTCTCGAGCAGCCTCCTGGAACTCCTCGGGTGTCATGGCCCGCCAGTCGATGGCGTCCACGATCAGACGCCGGCTTCGGCGTGGCGCGGCTCCTCACCGGAGTCCGCATCGAACTCCGGCACGGCGTAGCCGTCCTCCGGCTCGACGTCAGGAACGGTCGGCAGAGGATCGATGGCCCCTCCGGTCCCCGCCGTGAAGGACGGGTTCAGGATCGAGGTGACCAGCGACAGGAGCGCCGACAGGGTCGCGGTCACCAGCGCCGTCTCCCACGGCAGCGCCATCGCCTGCGCGCCGGTGTAGGTGGCGGTGGCGGAGATCCCCAGCGTGGCGACACCCACCTGGAGGAACGTCTTCCCGCAGCGCTCCCCGGCACCCTTCCAGAAATCCTTGGTGCTCACTGGGAGTCTCCGTTCAGCTTGACCTCAAGGGCGTCGAGGCGGGCAGCCAGCTGGGCGTTCTGGGACTGGACGACCCCGATATCGCCGTGCAGCTGGGTGCGGGTGTTCTCGATCTCGGCGCGGGCCTTCTCGATCCGCTTCTGGTTCTCCACGCTCACGGCCTTCGCGTTGTTGATGAGCTGCGCCTGACCCTCCAAGTGCGCGTAGGCGATCTCGTTTCGGACCAGGGCCGTCATGCGGACCCAATCTGACTGTTGCATGTCGTCATCTCCAGACGTGGTTGAAGTGGTGGTGCCGCCGTTGGCGGCGGCGAGAATCTTGGCGATCGGAATCGCGCCCGGGTCGGTGTGCTCATTCTCGGGAACATGCGAATGCCCGCAGACGCCCTTGAATTTCCGCCACTGCGCGAATGACATGCGGTGGGAATTGTTTCCCGCCCACGTGTCGAAGGCGTAGGGCGCCGAGATGGGAACCCCCCACTCGGCGTGGCACCAGGCGATGAATGCGCCGAGGTCTCGGATCATCCAGTCCGTGGCGTGGGTGGCCCAACACCACTTGTCAGCCAGCCGGTAATCGGCGTGTTTGTTGGCGGCGGTGGCCCACCCGGACGTGCCGACCAGCTCCACCTGAATGCAATTCGCCGTGTTGGTCTCGACGCCGCCGGCCCGGTTGACCAGGGCGCGCGCCGACATGGTCACGGGGAAATGCTGCCGCCACACCAGCCGCTCGTTCGCGAAGTCGGGCAACGCTGTCAGATGCGGCGCCACCCCGCCCCCGGAATAGCCGGGCCAGGACTGCCCCTCGGTGGTGTGCAGCACCAGACAGTTCGGGGCCATCGGGGAACCTTGATATGCGCTGTCGAACCGCTGCGCCTTCTGGTTGGCGGGCGGATAGTATGCCGCTCTGCTCATGTGTCCTCCTGGATGTCATCGTCCCTGCCGGGTGCCCTGAAAATCGGGGGCTGACCGCTGGTCTCATGGTCGCGGTAGTCCCAGCCGCCACAGGCGGGGGAGTCGCGGGGGCGACACCGGCCCTGGATGGCCCGGACATCATCACGGATCTGACTGATGTCATCCCGGAGGGTGCCGTGCTCAGAGTCAGAGGACCGGTGGATCTGCCGCACGTCATCACGGATCCCACCCAGCCCGGTCTCCAGCGCATGGAGACGGGTGGCCTGCCGGTCCTGCTCGGCCACCACCCCACGCGTCAACTCAGTGTTGGCCTCCACCGCGTCGGACAGCCGGTCCACCTTCCCCTCCGTCCGCGTGGACGCGTCCTTCATGCTCGAGCCGTGATTGTGGGTGAGTTCATGCTGGGCCGTCTCCATCGCGGCGGTCACATGCCCGCGCATCTGCTCCACCTCCGCACGAGTCTTCATGCCCTGCACCAGGGAGCCGATCAGCGCCGCAATGCTGGATCCGGCGGCCGTGATCAGCGCCGCCAGCCCCAGTTCGGTCACCAGCGGAATCATCAGGACACCTGCGTTCCTGGGATCGCCGACGAGGCGGGGAACGGCTGGTTCGTGGGCCAGGTGCAGGTGAACGTAAAATAGTCTGCTGCGGCGAGCGGATTCGTGACCGTGGATCCCAAGACCAGCATGGAATTGGTGGAACCCCAATAGATGACGCCATAGTTCGCGCCTTTTCCGCGCCACGTACCCAACCCTGGCTCGTAGTTTCGGAATGTGGGCTTGAATCCGTCGGGGATCCCGGCGAAGTTCCAGCCGTGCCACTGTTTCCCGATCCACGACGACCCGGCAGTGACCGTCAGGTTGCCCTGCACGGTGACGAGGTCGCCAACACGGCGGGCGTAGAGTCCTCCGGACAGGGATGTGGTGCCGCCGTTGATGGTCCCGTTCGATGCGGCGAAATTCCAGGTTCCCGTGTCCTGGATGTAGGGGTTGATGGCGGTGCCGATGGGGTTGAGCAGTTCCCATATTCTGCTGGTGTCGTCCGCACTGAAATCCGTCCTGATCGATGACATGTCAGGCCACCGTCCTTTCCCATCCGATGTGCAAATCCATGTGCGCCCCGTCGATGATCGCCGGGGTGGCGCCGACGATTCCGATGCCGCCGGCCTTGCCCGAGGTGAGGCGGGGCAGCCAGCCGTCGGGGATGTCCCAGATGGCCGTGTCCCCGACTGTCAGGGTGGGGCCGTCTGCTGTCGCCAGGACGGCCGGCCACACCTCTCCGGCGGGGCCTGCCAGCAGCGCCATGGTCAACGGCGCCGGGCCGGACGTGCCGCCGGCCAGCCTGGTCAGGGTCAGGTCGGCGCCGCGGAGCGTGCCCCACGCCGAGGCGGGCCAGAACGCCGCCCCCGTGCAGGTCCCGCCGCCGGGATCCCCCTGCACCAGGTCCTGGGTGTCGGTGCGCCAGCTGCCGGCGCGCCACGTCCCCGACCAGGACGGGACCAGGGTGGATTCGCCGCCCCATCCGCCGACCATCTCCGGGGGCAGATCCGGAGCTTCCCCGTCCACGCCCCCCTGAGGCTTCGCGCCCTTCGCGCCGACGAGGGCGACGGCCCACAGCCGCCCACCCTGGGAGGCCAGCAGCACCTGGCAGCCAGTGGTGACCCCGTCCAACTGCCAGGTCGCTTGAGCCAGGACGTCGGCCGGCGCCCCGGGAATGCGGACCTGCACTGCACCGTTGGCGATCGCCGACTTCGTGGTGGCGAGGATGAACCCGGGCATCAGCGCTCACCCCTCATCCATGCGACGGTGGCCTCCAGCTGCGCCGGCTGGTGATGCACCGAGGTGACGCGGCCGATGAAATCCAGCCCCTGGGTCCGGTCGCGGACGTGGGCGATGTCACCCAGCTGCACCCTGGGGTCGGGGGCTGCGGTCACGCTGTAGGTGTCCGTCCTGCGCAGCGAGCGCAGCGTCATCTCCTGGGCGACGCGGCGAAGCTTCGCCACATCCGTGCCCAGGGTCGCGGAGTCGAAGCTGCCGGGCACCCAGCCGTACGGCCCGCCCCACTTCCACGGCCCATCGGGCATGGTCCACGTCGCCGAGATGGCCGTGTCCTTTCCCTCCGGAGTGCAGCTGACCTTGTAGCCGTTGAACATGTTCTCGGTGTCCTGCTGGAGCGTGACGCCCTTCAGGGTGCCGTCGTGGCCGTCCACCCACTCCACCTGCCAGTTCCCATCGGTGGCGGACCAGGGCGCGGACACATGCACCACCCCGTTGTCATCGACCCACAGGCGGGCGGGCCAGCCGTCCACGATGTCGCGGACAGCGGCGAGCCGATCCGACTCGGCCGTGAACGCCGGCATCGTCTCGTCGGCGAGGTCCAGGCTGACGGGCAGCATGGACAGGAGCTGCTTCACCGCCTTCCCGCGGGTGAAGCCAGCCGACGTCGTGTAGGGGCTCCACAGGGTGTAGCGGTGCGGGATCTCCAGCAGCCCCACACCCTCCACGTTCAGGACCTCACCGTTCGGGACGGGACGCTTCGCCAGGAACCAGCCCAGGGTCACCCATTCGGTGGTCCGGCCGTGGTGGATGCCGGCGCGCACCTGGAACCGGTGCCCCACCGCCGCCAGCGGATGCCCGGGCGCGGTCGGCCGCCACTCCGGCAGATTCGGCACCTGAAACGACAGCGCGCCGGGAACATCCTGGTCGTCGGCGTCCTGAACCGACCAGGAGCCCTTCACCACCGGCAGGGTGGCGAGGCGCCGCCCGCCGAGCCACGAGGTGACCTCCATCAGGGCGCGGGCCCCACCCTGCACGGCCGCCCGGAACTGAGCCGATGCGCGCCTCACAGCAGCGCCTTCAGGTCAGTGGCGGCGATCGCGCCCAGGGTCTCCCAGCGTTCGGCGATCGCGCCGAGGGTGCCCACGCCGTCCCCGCCGGCCACGGCGTGCAGATCTCCGAGGGTGTCGGTCCACACCGCCTCATCCGACGGCGGACCCTCCAGCTCCTCACAGGAGCTGAGGGTGTGCTTGCGGGCCTGGCAGCGCCTGGTCAGCCACGACCACGTGCGGTCCCCGCCCCGCTGCATCCACAGGTCGGGATGCTGGGTGCACGGGAACCTGAGCAGCAGCGGATCTCCGGGGGTCATGAGTTCCTCGAACGTCGCGTGATCGGCGGGCTCGGTGATGAACTGCGGCGAGAATGTCGGCGCCGCCTCCACATCCCACACGTGAATGCGTGACCTGCGGCCGATGATGTCGACGGCGGTGTCGCGGCCGGCCATCGTCCTGTCCTGCCCGTCCGCCAGCACCGTCACCGGACACACCACCCCGCGATAGGGGTCTGAGATCAGCGGATGGTCCGCCGCGATGGCCACGGGATCGGTGGGGCCGATGCTCGGCTGCGTCACGATCTGCACCGGCCGCACCGACACATCGTCCACACGGGTCCAGTCGTCACCTGTGGAGGTGACGATCACCTGCGCCGAGGTGGCCGCCGCATCCAGGGTGATCCTGCCCGTGGCTTGGGCCCACGCCAGCGGCGCACCGACCGGCAGATCCAGCACGAGAGGATCCCCGACGTCGGGGTTGACGGTCAGGGTGCCGGGCCCGGCGGGCGGGGACTGCGACCACGCCGACACGGCCAGCGTCACACCGCCCGACACGGGCACGGTCTGCGTCAGAGTCGTCCCGGCGGTCATCGACTGCACCATCCCCGCACCCGCATGCACCGGGATCGTGGGCGTGCCAGGGGAGGCGAACCAGCCCGTCGCCGGCTGCCACGACGCCAGCCCGTCATCGAATCCCGGATTGGCGAGCAGCTCGGCGCCCAGCTGCTCCTGGCTGCTGCTTCCGCCGGTGATGATCGCCTCGTAGCGGACCGGCTGGCCGACCGGCACCTCCGGATCATCCCAGGACCCGGACCGGGCCAGGCCGCCCGTCCCCATCACCTTGCCGCGCGACCCGTCCGGCAGGACCCGCCACACCCGCATCGACCCCGTCACCCCGGCATCCAGGACGACCGTCACCCGCACGACCCGCCCGGCCGTCACCTGCGCCGTGATGCTGCTCACCTGAGGACTCCTGTCCGCGACTTCTCCGTCCGTGCAGCCAGTCGCATCTCCGACCTGATGGCCTCCCGCAGCGTCGACCCGTCGACCACCACGGGGGACTGGCCGTCATGGATCGCGTCCAGCAGTTCATCCCACTGGGCATCCGACAGCGCCGGCTGACCGGAGCTCGTGTCCGCGACCGCGATGTGCGAGGAGCGGCGCGACAGCGCCGACGACTGCGCGGCCGACAGGATCTGCTCCCCGCCAGACAGGCGCATCAGCTCGGGGCCGCGCTCACCCACCCACGCCCAGCCGGGCGCCGCAGACAGGGTTCCCTGTTCGTAGCCATGGCCGTGCCCCACAACAGCGCGCCAGTTCCTGTGCTGGGCGGCCGCCGCCCGCATTCCGACCACCAAATTCTTGAACGGCTTCATCCAGTTCTGCAGGAATGCGCCCTGGTCCTTCCCGAAGTCAGCCCAAGTGACGCCAGGAACCTGAACAAGACCACGAGCCGGATCGCCGTTGCGCACGTTGATGTCGCGCAACGCCGAGCTCTGGATCAGGTTCGGGTTGCCGGACGACTCCGTCATGATCTGACGCAGCCAGCTGTCCTCGTCGGCCTTCCCAGAGCCGATGCCGGTCGCCTTCAGCGCGGCACGCACCATCGACCGCCAGGACTCCATGTTGCCCGACCGGCCCGCGGCGCCACCCTCGTCCTCCTCGCCCTTCTTCAGGAACGCCTTGAACTTGCCGGTGACCCACGTCTTTCCCGACTCCCACAACTTCCCCGGGATCCGGGCGAGAGCAGACGCCCAACCGGACTTCCCAATGCCAGCCGTGATCTTCGACGCCATCCCGGTGATCTTGTTCTTGAGGAAATCAACAGGCGATGAGAAGCCCTTGAAGAACGACTTGGCCTTGTCGGCCATCCGCTCAGCGAACGACTTCACGGCGATGACGGCCTGCCCAAGCCAGCTGCCTCCGGAACCCGACGGCGTCGCATACACGTCGCGTGTGGACAGGCCATGCAAGCCGTCTCCGCCCGCCGCATACGCCTGGCGCTGATAGATCGCACTGCCCCTGGCATCGCCGGCCCCGGCCAGGGGGATCGCGTGCACATGCCAGGAGAAGTTCTCCTTCGGGCCGCGTACCCATGCCGCCCACGACTGACGCCGGAGCGCGTCACGGATCTTCCACAGCCGGTCCCCGCCAGCCGGACCGGACACGTCAACGGCGTCGCCGGCATGCGACGTGCCGGACAACCCGTTGGGCGCGTTCCAGCCCCGCTGGGCCAGTTGCAGCGTCCAGCCCAGGGAGTCGGCTGCGGCCTGGATTCGGCGGGCAGCGATCTCGGTGAGCCGTCCCCGGCCGCCCACGAATCCGCCGTTGCGGAACCGGGCGATCCGATCGGTCAGCAGACCCGAGTTGATGGCCTCCAGCAGCCTCGGGGAACGCCTCGTGGACTCCCGGTTGGTGATGTGCTCCCCACCCTCCAGACGCACCACACCATGAGGGGTAAACCCCAGCAGGTCGTCGCGTTCTGCAGAGTGGAACGGCGCGTCCACGGTTCCGCCGTTGCGGAACTTCGGCACTTTCAGATTCGGCATCTGCTGCTTCCCAGTCAGCCCGAAGAAGTGCTGCACCTTCCTGATCGCGGAGATGATCCCGTTGTTAATGATCTTGTCCACCACGAACGTGATCGGCGCCCCGACCGTATGCTTGATCCCTCCCCAGATCTTGCCGATCGCCGACACTGTGTTGGTGAAGGCGCCCTTGATGCCGCCAAGGATCCGGTCGAATGTGGCCTTCACCGAGTTCATCACTCTGGTGCCGGTCGCCTTCACAGCGTTCCAGCCGACAGACCAGACGGCCTTGATGATGTTCATCACGCGGGTGATGACCATCTGCACTTGGAGGATCTTGACCGAGATGTTGTGGTGAATGTTGTTGAAGATTGTCGAGACGCGGGTGGAGACCCAGCCCCAGGCGACCCCCCACACAGCCCGGATAATGTTGGTGACGCGGACGATCACCATGTGCACCTGGGCGATCTTCAACGCCACGGACGCATAGATCCGGTTCCACACGCCGACGAAGAATCCCGAGATGGCACCCCACACGACCGACCAGACGGCGCGGATCCCGTTGATCACCGGCACGATGACGGCGCGGACGGCGTTGACCCCGGCCATCACCACCGTCTTGATGCCGCCCCACACGGCGGAGGCGACCGTGGTCAGCCCCGTCCAGAATGCCGACCAGATGATCTTCACCCCGTTGACGAAGTTCACGACCACCCATCGGATGATCGCGAACCCGGTCAGGAACAGGGACTGCATCGCCTGGAACGCCCAGGAGTTCGTCAGGGCCGTCCACAAGCCAGTCAGGACGCCCTTGATGGCGTCGATGGCCGTCGAGAAGGCCGCCTTGATCTGACCCCAGTGACGAACCACGGCGCCGATCAGCAGCCCCAGCGGGCCGATGATCACCGACAGCAGGATGGGCCAATAGGCCTTGACGAAGTTCACCACCGCATCGATGCCGGTCTGGAAAGCACCCTTGATGCCATTCCACGCCCCGATGAAGAAGTTCGGCACGGTGGTGGTGAAGAAGCTCTTCACGGCGTCGAACGCGCCGGTCGCCCCTTCCCAGCCCTTCTTGAAGAAGTCGGCGAACGGTCCCGAGAACCAGCGGCCGACCGCGAGCGCAGCCGCCTTCACGCCGTTGAGGGCGCCGTTGACGATGTTGCGGAAGGTTTCAGACTTCTTGTAGGCCACCACGAACGCTGCCACCAGAGCGACAATTCCAGCGATCACCCAGAACCACGGGCTAGCGAGGAAGGTCACATTGAGAGCGGTCATCGCGCCCTTCACGGCCTGGATCGGGTGAAGCATCGCACCGATCACCTTCGACGTACCGCTGAGACCTGCCAGCTGCTTGGTGGCGTCCTTGACGAACATTCCCTTGGACAGGAGCCCGAAAGCATCCCCAGCCAGCTTCGCAGATGTTGCCAGCCGACTTACTGCCCCGACTGCACCGATGATTCCCCTCGCGCTGAGAGCAGTGGCCGCGATGGAGCCCAGCCCGACTGCCAGGGGCGTTAGCCATTCCTGGTTGCGCTTCCCCCAGTTCCACATGACGCCGAGCGCGTTGCCGATGCGCTCGATAGCTCCGTTCAATCCGGAACTGGTGATGTCCCCGTCCGCCGCCTTGAAGGAGGCGACGAACGCTGAGATGGATCCAGTCACCGAGGCCAGGGCGGCCGGAGCCTTGTCGGCGATCGAGGAGAATCCCTGCACCACCGTCCGCAACGGCGACTGGCTGGACTTGCCCATCGTGATGAACGCGTCCTGGAAGGAAGCCTTCGCCTTATCGAGGTCGCCCTTCAGGTTGTCCGTGTTCACCCGGGCGGTGTCCATAGCCGCCCCGGACTTGCCGACGTCCTTCGTCCACTTCGCCACACCCTTGGCACCGTCCGTGTAGAGGATGCTGGCGGCCCTCACCGCGTCACTGCCGAAGATCGTGGACATGGCCGCGTCACGCTGCGCCGGCGTCAGCTTGGACATGGACGTCTGCAACTGCCCCGCGAAATTGGACAGCCCGACGAACTTGCCCGAGGAGTCATACGCGGCGATGCCCAGCTTCTCCATCTGCCGCTTCGCATCAGCAGCCGGATTCGACAGCCGCTGCAGCATCGACTTGAGCGACGTGCCGGCATCCGATCCCATCAGGCCCTTGTTGGCGAACTCGGCGAGCACGCCCACCGTCTGATCCAGGGACATGCCCATCTGCGAGGCCACCATGCCGCCCTGGCTCAGCGCCTGGCTGAGCTCGGAGACCCCGCCCTGCGCCAGGTTCGCGCCCTGCGCCAGCACGTCCGCGATGTGCCCGACGTCCTTGCCCTTCAACCCGAACTGGGCCATGGCCGAGCTCGCGGTCTCAGCGGACTCGCCGACATCCATCTCACCCGCGGCCGCCAGCGACAGGGCACCGGTCAGACCGCCACCCATGATGTCCTGAGTCGACACGCCGGCCTTCGCCAGGGCCTCCACAGACTGCATCGCATCGGTGGCCGAGACGCCGAACGTCTTGCCCATCTTCATGGCCTGGGCCTCGAGGGCCTTCAGCTGCGGCTCCGTCGCGCCGCCCGTCGCCCTGACCTTCGAGACCTGCGCCTCGAAATCCATCGAGGACTTCGCGGCTGCCGCCAGCGCCGAGCCGACACCAGCAACCCCGGTCACCATGCCGGCCGCCGACGTGACGGCCGCCTTCATCCCAGCCCCCACACGGCTGGTGGTCCTCTGGAACCTTTGGAGGATCGTCTCCGCCCCGGCCACCTGACGGCGCAGCGCGTCAGTGCGGGCCTCGAACTTGACCACCATCGACCGCCCGGCACCACTGGCCATCAGCGACCCGCCTCCCACCTGGAGATCGCCGCATCAATGACATCCATCCACGCGTTGATCATGATCGGCGTATCCCTGCGCAGCGTCGGCCAGAACCACATGCCCTCGTGCCCCGTGTACGGCTTGAACTGGCGGGTGGTCTTTCCACGATGCGAACCGAATTCGGCGCCGAAGAACACCTGCCCCGTCTGCACACCCTTCCGGAACATGGGAGAGGATCCGGCCGCCTTGATCGTCGGAACACGATCCGAACGGGCGCGGATCTTCGACGCCGACCGCACAGCCTGCGCACCATGCGATGCGGCCGTCACACGGATCCTGACGACCTCGTCCTGGGCGATCTTTTTCGACGCTTTCCGGACATCGGTCGAGATCTCCCTGGGCATGCCACGCAGTGACCGGAGGATCTTCGGAAGACCCTCCACATTGACGTGTAACGAGAACTCCCCGGCCATCCCGGCTCACCCCTTCTCCATGTCCTCGGCCTGCTCCTCCAGGATTGCGATGACGGTCGCCACGTCTGTCGGGTCCTCCTCGGCCCACTCCGAGGGGAGCCGATGCGTGGCGACCGCCAGCGCACAGATCAGACGGCTGTATCCGCCTGACCACGGTTTGGGAGCTCCACACCCTCATCCCCGTCGCCTTCGTCCTCATCGACATCATCGGGGCCCTCCTGGCGGAGGTCCTCAACTTTGTCGATGAAACTGTCAGCAGTGTTGATATCGGGGATCTGATCGTCCCCGTGCTTCAGCGCGGAATACGCCACCCACAGCATCTTCTGGAACGACAGATCGCCGCCAGCGAGGAAACCCTTCTTGTGCTGACGCTCCCACTTGACGACGTCGATCAGCTTCGACTTCCCCGACAGGGTGCGGCCGTCATCCAGATCGACCTCGAATTCCCCAGTCGGGGAGACGGAAACAAGCTTCTTGCTCATCAGTCAGCAGTCCTTTCTCACGGCTCGGTGGTGGTTGCCAGCGGCGTCGGCTGTCCGACGACCGGCAGCTTCGCGGACACCTTCGAGAAAGACCCCTGCTCACCGCCGAACTCGGTAGCCATGCACCGGACCACACCGGAGAATCCGCCCTCCGGCTCCCCGGTGTAGGGGCGGAAGGTGAACGGCATGGTCTTGCCGTGATTCACCCGCATGAACTCGGAGAGCGCCTTGGTGGCGTCCTCCTTGTCGCGGCCGGCGAGATACCCGACCTCGAGCGTCCACTCAGGATCGTCCACCTCGGAATAGACGCCCTCGGGGCAGAGGGTCTTCTCGGTGTTGGTGTCAGCGTCAGGGGTGAGCTTCACACTGTTGACCTGGCACTTGAAGTTGGTTCCGGTTGCCTCCACCCCGATGATGAGGTCCACATTCTTCAAATATGTCGGCTCGAAAGCCATGATGTCCTCCCGTTATCCAAGGATTTCAATATTTATAATGACGCAAGGAAACGATTGTCCTTGCACTTCATAGGAGCCGAATTCCGAGCCCTTCACCCCACAGTTCCCCACGAGGCCTCCGAGGGTCTGGTCCGCCTCGGTGGCGTCGATGAGATGCTGCGCAACGGCCGGCCACAGCTCCTCGAGCTGCGCCAACTCCACGGTCGGTGAGGTGCCGGCGGCCGGAGCCACCACCGCCACCGGGACGGTCCACTCATCGAGGCAGAACGTGCCCTCCCGGTGATCCCAGGCAGGCATCCCCACGACGATGGCCGGAAGCACCGGCAGACCGTCCACAACCCCGGCGGCCACCACGGTCGCCGAGACCCCCTCGAGAGCGTTCCCGAGGGCCTGGCGGACGACAGCGGGGGTGATCATTCGAACACCACCCGCCTGTACGGCGCGATCAGGGAGTTGACGTCGCGGTCGTTGATCGGCACGCGCGCCGGACCGAACTCACCCATTCCCAGGAACCCGTCGGGCGAGTTCCGGCGGGCCAAGTAGCGGGCCGTCAGGAGCCTGACAGCCTGCACCAGATCCTCCGGAACATCCCGACCAGGCCGGGCCGGCCGGAACCTGACACGCGCAGCCACCCAGGCGTCAGCCGACCGCCACGCATTGACAGCCTGGCGCTGATCATGCGTGGAGAAATCGGGCTGCACCTGAGACCACACGGTCAGGACTCCCGGCTCGACGTCGGCCATGGTCCGGCTCAGGCCCCGCCGCCGGCCGGGGTGACCGACAGCTTGCAGAACGCCGTGGAGTCCAACACCCCGGTCGCGACATACCCGCCGTAGGAGACGCCCAGCCCGAAGACCTTCGGCTCGACGGCCTGCAGCAGGCCGACCCTCTCCTCGTAGAACTCGGCCAGGTTGGAGCGGCCGAGGATCACGGTTCCGGCCGGCAGACCGGGGACCATGATCCGAGGAATGTCGAGGATCGACCCCTCGAACCCGGTGGCCTTCGCGACACCCGGGTTCTCGTTGGTGGCCGAGGTGACGTTGGTCAGGGTCAGGAGGGTCCCCAGGGAGGCCCACATGTCCACGCTGGTCCAGATGGTGTTGACCAGGCGCAGCGCGGAGGCCCGCTTGGTGCCGTTGCCGGTCATCGCGGTCACGGCGCCGGCGTAGAGCCCCTTCACCCAGTCCGCGATGGTGTCGGTCGCCACCGCCTGAGTCTGGGTCACAGCGGTCGCGAACTGCTGCGCGGCCCAGTCCTCGGTGTCGGTGCCGTAGATGAGCTGCAGATCGGAGATCACCGAGTCCCAGGCGGACGGGCTGGTCCAGTCGATGTCCTGACGGGAGATGTTCACGAAGCCACCGAAGGTGTGCTTGGTGAACGGAACGCCCTCGATCTTCAGCGCCGAGTCGACCAGCTCACCCTTCTCATTGGTCTGCTCGCCGGTCTTCGTGTGACCGGTGATGTGCGGCCGCTCGAAGGACTTCCCGGCGATGCCGGCCAGGGGCTTCGCGCCGATGCTGGAGACGAATGGACGGGATCCGTCGAGATCCTGGAGGATCTCACCGACGATCGGCTTCGGCAGCAGCCCCGGCGTATCGGCCGTGGTCTGATGCTCGCCCGCGGCGACATCGTTGGCGGCCCGGTTCAGGGCCATGACGTCACGGCCGAGCGCGGCAGACACACGCTGCTGAGCGTCAGACGAAGGGGCGATCTGAGCGCCGGGGTAGCCCACGGCTCGGACGTAGTCGACGAGGAATTCGCCAGCAGTCTTGTAGGCCTGCTCGCGGGGCTCCACGCTCAGTCGGCGGGACTCCCCGCCCATGCGCGGCTCCCGCTGCCGGGCCTGCGCAGCCGGCTTGCGAACCTGGTGGGCGGCGCGAGTCTCCTCGAACGCCTCCAGCGGCTTGACCTGCTCATCGATCTCCGCCATCCGCTGACGGGCCGACTCGACGTTCTTCAGCTCGGCGTCGACCAGGTCGCGCTCTTCCTCATTGGCCTTGTCGAGCAGCTGGGAGATGAACTCCTCCTGCTCGGAGCGCTGATTGAGCAGCCGCTCCAGGACCGGGTTTCCCATGATGAACCACCTCTCTGGGGGTGCGAACGAATGTGTTCGCTCCTCCGTGGTGGCCCATCCCCCACATCACCTGGTGGCCCGTGAAGCCTTGCTCCGGGGTGGTGTGGTTCGTCTCCGGCGGGGAGCAGAAGAGCCTTGGCCCTTCTGGTCATTCATGCTGGCATCAGGGTGCCCTGAAATTCCCGGGCCGTCATCCTGGTCCTTGGCGTGCTCGGGTTCGGCCCTTTCCGGACGCGGCTCCGGAGCCTCCACCTCGGCGGTCAGGTGACCGTTCAGCATCGCATTGACGTCGGCGCGCAGCGCGGCCAGATCTTCCGGCGACGGCATGCTCACGACGCGCTCCTGCGATTCTGAGCGAGCCACTGCGCCCACGCCTCACGCTTCGGGAACACGAGTTCATGATTCGGCATCTCGCGGCGCTGCTCCCGGGACCGTACCTGGGAGACCTTGGCGCCGGCGAAGGCCGGCGTCGGAGTCAGAGACACCTCGAGGAGACGCGACTCCAGCCTGGTCACCTTGTCCATGCCATCCACGCCGCGGTTCGGATCCCAGTCCTCATCCGGCACGTACTCCCACTCGCTCCGGATCGGTGCGAAGCCGATGCTCAGCCCGGTGAGCATGCCCTTGTCGGCCAGATCCGCCGCGCGCTCGGCCTCCTCGGACTGATCCATCCGCCACGTGCAGTCCAGCCCGTTGTCGTTGTCGTCCCACTCCTCAGACACACCGACAGGCCAAGACTGGTTGTTGTGCCACAGCAGCAGCGGAAGCTTCCTCGCGGCCTCCCTGATGCTCTTCGCGAAGCTCTTGGGCGCGTGCTGCTCAGCGAACCATCCGATCGACGTGAGCGTGTTGTACGGAACCGCCCGACCGCTGATCGTCCGGCCGTCGCTCTCGACGTCCACGAGCTTCAGCGCCGCCGTCGTGGTGCGCACCTCCGGCGCCCGCAGCGTCACGATCTGGTCATTCATCGTTCTGTCCTCCCTGAGATTGGCCCGACGTCATGCTCTGAGTGATCACGGGATTCCTGAACTCGTCCCCGCCCGCAATCGGCGACTTCCCCAGGTACTCGCGGCCCTCATTCACGCTCATGAGTCCGGTGTTCACCGCCTGCGACAGGAACGTGATCGTCGTGGACATGTCGTCGCCCAGGATTGCCTGACGATCGAATCGCAGGTCCGTGCCCGGCGGAAGCCACGCCGTCCCCCACGCCTGCTCGAACTGCGCGATCATCAACCCGAGGGTCTGCCTGATCAGCATCAGGAACATGGGACCCGGGCTCCGGTAGGTGAGCCCCTTGGATTCGGCCCCCAACCAGAACCCATCCAGGTTGAACATGTTCGCCACATCCACCCGGGAGAGCTTCCGCGCCTCGGAGAGTTCCTGGTCCGCCGGCGACCACGCCAACTTCACGATCTCGGTGCCGTTCGGCAGCACAGCGGGCTCTCGTTTCGGACCGCCGTACTTCTCCACCCAGGACTGCTTGGCGGCGTCGGCCTCTTCCTGGCTGAGTTCCGAGTTCGGGACGACGATCGCCACCGATGGGACGGCGCTCGTGTCGAGCACGCGCGCCTCATAGGCCTGCTGGTCTGCGACCTTCCCCAGAGCCGCGAGGTGCTGCTCCACCACGCCGACGCCGATCAGCGTGTTCCAACGGTTCGCACCCCGCCTCACATGGATCACGTCTCGACTGTCGACCTGCACGCCGTCGATCCAGTAGATCGGAGCCCCAGACTCCGGCTCCTCGGTCACCGCCACCCTCGGCGCCGGCACCCACGCCATCGTCATCGGCCACCCCGACTCCGACCGCGACGTCACCACCGACACCGCGTTGCCGTGAATCCACCAGTCCATGAAGTTCTGCTCCACGAACCACGCCGTCTCGGCGGTCGGATCCGGACGCATCAGGATCATCCACGGCCACGGTGACAGTTCCGGCCCGGTCCAGGCCTTCATCGGCATCGTCGCAGGCATCGACGCCACAATCCCCAGCGCCCGCGCCACCTCCGGGATGCCCTTCGCACGATCGGGATCCGTGGCCATCGTCCAACCGGTCAGCACACCGACCGGCCCCACGTTCAGGGTGCGCACCTGCTCGGCGGACAACCCCGACATGCCCCCACCGATCGTGTACAGCGCCATCAGAAGATCCTGAAGACGGGCTTGACGGGCTCGACGTCGCCAGGATGATCAGCGGCCCACACAGCCGCCGTGGTCGATTCGAGCACCGTCACGGTCACCTCCGAAGTTTTCGCCCACATCGTCAAACCGGTCTTCGTCTCCCGAAGCCCGGCATGACGCATGGAATCCTCCAAGTCAGGATGCCCGTCATGTGACACCGAAATTGGCTGCTCCTCCACCCCCGACTTGAAACGAATGCACGCCGACCCCCAGTCACCCATCCCCAGTTTCAGCAACTCCACGCCGTGCGTCGTGAGCTCGTCGGCCACATTCCTGCCCGGCCCCACATGGTTGATCGCCACCGCCACCGGATGATGCGCCGCCACCAACTGCTCAACCGCCGGCGCAACCCATCGCGTCCCCGGACGGTGCGCAATCTGCTCCGTCAAAGCGACCCCGTCAGGCCGACGCCAGGCCGCCGTGATCGACGCATCCACACCGTCCTGATCCACACCCACACCGAGCCCCACCAGGGCCGTCTCCGGGATCTGCTCCCGCGTCCGCGCCCGCCCCCACTGCAACTCATCGATCACCGTCTCACTGGCGCTGTCGTCGGAATCAATGCCGCCGTAGGCGCGAAGGAACCGCGGACGAGATGTCGTGAGCTCCTTCTCCAGGAAGTCTTTCCGCAATCCGTGGTCACGCCGCGGGTGATGGTTCCACACCAGATCCAGGAGCTCGTCATCCTCCAACAGCGAGGCCTTCACACCGCCGACCTGCTCGGGGATCGCCCACTCGAAGTGAGCCACCCCCCGGCCCGGATCGGCAGCCACAGCCTCACGCCCCTTCTCGCGGGCATCCTTCAGCCACCCCGACCGCGACGTCCCCGCGGCAGACAGCAACCACGCCTGGCCCGGCCGCACACTGAACACCGGCACCCAGGCATCCTCCAGAACGGTCTTGGCAGCCAGATCGAACCACCACAGTTCATCCACGATGACCAGGTCCGGCTCCTCGGAGTGAATCGCATCCTCCTTCGGCGCGAATGGCAGGAATCGGGAGTCCGTCTTCGTCCAGCGGAGCTCCTCGTGGGTGTTGGAGATCTTCTCCTTCACCTGCGGACCCAAAGGCGAGCGGGCGATCTGATCGGCCACCTGACGCCACAAGGTCACGGCCTTGTCACCGTTCTGCGCCGTGGCCACCGCGAGCGACGTCCGATCACCTCCACATGTCCGCGCGACCAGCCCTGTCTTCAACCAGGTCTTTCCAGATCTGCGCGGAGCGAGCACGTGGAGCTCGTCGTAGGCGAACGTCCCATCTGGCAACACCTCCAGCCCGACATTCAGACAGTGCTGCTGCCACGGGTACGGCTCCACCCCGAACACGGTCCGCATGATCCTCGCGACCACAGGCCCGAACGTTGGCCGCTCAGGCCTCCTCCGGGTCGCCCACAACGGGGCCGGCCCCCATGAGGTCGGCCAGTCGAGCCTCGGGGCTCCTGCCGTCGTCACCGTCGCTGTCATGTGCTGCTGATCCTCCGATTCCGAGCGCCTTCATCAACTGCAGCATCCGCATGCTGGCGGCGATGTACGAGGCGCGGTCCTGCTGGTTGCGGGCGCTGTCCGCCAGGTCGGCGGCGTCCTTGAGCATCTCGGCCATGAGCAGCCGATCTGCGCTGTCGGCGCCGACGTCGGCCGCGATCTGGCGGGCGATCTTGCCGAGCCGGCCGTTGCCGTTGCCCCAGGGGCGGGGCCTCTCGGCGGTCATCGGGGTCGCCTGGCGAGAGAGAGAAGCCGGGGGGCCATCGGCGGTGTCTGACCCGGGTGGTCCTCAAAAAAAACCGGGGCGCTCTGCTGGTTCACAGGTTCGGCACAGCTTCGCGGGTCGGTCGCGACTCGGAGTCCGGCTCGCGCCTGCTGTTGCCCTCCGGTTGCTCGCTGGTGGCGATCTGACGGCATTTCAGGTAACTGTGCCCCCTTCCTATCTCGTCGCGTCCTGGGTGCCGTTTTGTGGGTCTGGTGCATGGTTTCGGTCATTGGAGTCCTTCGGTGAACCACACTCGTGATGGTGTTGGTCGGTCTGGTGTCTTGGCGTCGTTGGCGTGTTCGAGGTTGCAGCTCGGGTGTTCGGGTCTGGTCTCGGCGTCGGTGCCTCCGTGGTTGCGGTCGCGGATGTGGCCGAGGTGCCAGTTGTTGGGGTCGAGGGGTCCGCGCTGGCCTTGGCAGCGCCAGCATTGGATGGCGCCGGCTTCGATGAGTGGTTGCCACTGGGTGCGGAGTTTGCGCCAGGCGTTGGAGGATCCGCGTGGGGTGAGGCTGGATGCTCCGGTCATCGTGTGCGCCTCCTCGAGCGGGCGGCGCGGCCGTGTCGCCGGTAGCCGCCGTTGGGCAGCCATGCTGTGGCGTCGGCGCGGCGGAGCTCGTCGAGGATGTGCTGGCGCTGCTGGGCGGTGAGCGCCCATGGTCCTGGCGGTTCGGGAGTGTGGGCGCCGGCGAGTTGGGTGATGGTGGCGTGCACGGTGGCTGGGGGTAGGTGCGGTGGGGGTTGGGTCACTGTGCCGGGGGTGGGGGTGTTCCACCTGGGGGAGGGGGCCGGCGCCAGCCCATGGTGCCGGATGTTCTCCAGGGAGACGCCCAGCTTCTCGAGGCGGCGGCCGATGCCGGCGAGCTCCTGGAGGATCGGGGCGAGCGGGGCGAGCAGGTCGAGGCGGTCGTGCATCTCCATGTCGAGGATGTTCATCGGGTCTGCTCCTGGGTGCCGAGGAGGCGGTCGACCTCGCGGTCGATGTCGGCGTGGATGTTGTAGGCCTGGGCGGCGACGAGTGCGACGTCGATGAGGGACTGCCTGTCTGCTGGGTCTGGGGCGGGCGGCGGCATGAGCACGTAGTCGTCGCGGGTGCGGGTCGTGGCCTCGGCGATCATGCGGCGGATGGTGTTCCATGCGCGGCGCTCCCTGACGGCGAGGCTGGGCTGGATGCGATGGCTGCTCATGAGTGGTCCATCTCCTGTTCGAGGCGTTCGATGGCCTCATCGAGTTCGACGAGCGATCCGCCGTGGCGGGTCTTGTTCCACTCCTCGACAACCTTCCTGGCGAGGGTCTCGATCCGTTCGAGCCGCTCTCGCTTCTGCCTGCTCATGCGTCTGTCTCCTTGGTGATGTCGCGGATGTGCGGCGGCTTGTGGACTGGCGGCGTGTATCCGTCAGGCAGGGTCAGGAATCGGTACAGCTCGGTGAGGTTCCAGTCCTCGCCGGGCCTGTCGCGCTTCGCCTCGGCTCGGATACGACGATCCAGCTCGTAAAGGCAGTCGGGATGGTTGCGCAGATGAGTGAGCGTGGAGATGCCCATCCAGACGCGCGTCCCGTCCGGGCCCTTCCTGCTTGGCCACCTGATGGTGTGCAGAATGATCGGGCCTCCTCGAAACTGGTTGCAGATCGCGCATCGCCACGGATTGGGGCGCAGGGCGTACTCCCAGGCGGCCCATAGGCACCAGGAGGCGGCGGCGATCGCGGGGATGGTGGCCAGTCCGACCAGATAGTCGACGTTCATGCGGTGGCCTCCTTGGTGACGGTGGTGTGAGTGGTGGCTCCGACAGCCAGGGCGTAGCGGCGGATCAGAGAGAGAGTCGGGTCGCCATAGTCGGCCTCGATGGTGTGGACGGTGGATGGCATGACGCCCATGCGTTCGGCGACTGTGGCGACGTCCAGCCCGCGTTCCTTGCGAATGGCGATCAGTCGGTCCATGAGCTGGTAGTGGTCCTCGATGAGCAGATCGGCCCGGCGTTCGAGCTCTGCGTTGGTGGTCATCACAGCCACCTGTCGGTGCTGTGCATGTCGTCGTGGCATTCCTGGAGGGCTCGCATGATGGCTGCCTGGCGTGGTCCGACGATGGGGGTGGCGCGTGCTTGGAGCGTGTCGAGTTGTCGGGCGCGGATGGTGCGGAGTCGGGCGCGGTCGTGCCGTTCGAGGATCTTGGTGGTGAGCCATCGGGTGAGGAGTCTCATGTCTTGCTCCCGTCCGAGTTGGCGTTGATGACGTTGATGGTGAGGACGAGCGCCTGGTCCGGGGTGAAGCCGGCCTCTGTGAACGCGTCATAGATGACCTTCGTGTTCAGGGCTGCGGCGCGGATGGCGTCGACCTGCTCGGGGTTCATGCCGAGTGGTGCGAATTGCCCGAGCAACCGCTGGATCTCGGCGTCGATGTCGGGGGTCTTGTCGCGCTTCATGCCAGGGTCTCCTCGGTGGCGAGCTGGATGGGTCCTGCGATGGTGAGGGGGATGTTGGCGATGAGCCGGCCCGCGAGCATGGTGAGCTGGGGCTCATCGCAGGGCACGGCCTCGGTGACGTTGACGTTGCCGATCCAGATCTGGCGGATGCGTCCGTCGATGCGGCCGGTGTCGGTGACGAGGGTGAGCTGGCTGGCCATCGACAGGCGGATGGGCTCGGGGGTGGGGATGTCAGTCATGGTGGATGGTCCTTCCTGGGGTGGGGAGTTCTGCGATGGTGTGGCCTGTGACGGCCACGTCGGGTGGCTGGTAGTCGCCGTCTCCCAGCTCGCTCCTGGATCTGCGCAGCCAGGCGAGGTATTCGGCCGGGTCGGTGGGTGCTCCGGTGAGGGCGGCTTCGGTGGATTCGATGCGGGCGTGGCGGAGGCGGCGCACTTCGGAGATCACGTGCCCCGGCTGGATCCAGAGCTGGTCCCCTGGTTCGAGGGGTCGTCCTCCGAGGATGGCGACGGCGTCGAGCGCGTCCTGGAACGTCACATTCGTCAGGGCCTCGGCCCATGCGTTGCGGGAGTCGTCGTTCAGCTTCTGGGCGGGGCAGTAGGCGATCACCTTGCGGAGGACTGCGACGGCGTGTTCTCGGTCCATGTCTGCCCCCTCTCGGCCGCGTCTTCGGCTCGGGCTTCTGCTGCCCACCGGTTCCAGTCGGGGCCGGTTGGGCGGTTGCGGGTCTGGTGGTCTTCTGCGTTGCGCAGCCAGTTGCACCAGGTTTTGGTCCAGTCGAGCTTGGTCGCGTCGCGGCCGGTCTTGGCCTGCCAGTAGTCGGAGAATCTGGCGAGTTCACGTTTCAGCCAGGCGTCGTCGTGTGCGGCTTCAAGCTTGAGGGCGGCGTCGGTGCGGTCGGGGAACCAGCCGTCTGGGAGGCGGGTGCCTCGCTTCGTCTTCGTGTCGGCCGGCGCGGCAGCGACGGCTGTGGATTCCGGGATCGTGGCGAGCTCGGCGCTAAGGTCTCCCCCCGCACCCCCCGAACGAAGTGAGGGGTTGCTATTGCCGTTGCTATTGCCGTTGCGTTTGCTCTTGCCGTTGTCCGCGCGCGTGAGTGAACCCCTATCGCATGGGGTATCAGAAGGGGTATCCGATACCCCATCCGATGGGGTATCGCATGGGGTATCGGAAGGGGTATCAGCGATGAGGGAGGCAATCGTTTCCTCAACCACCTGACGCGTTGACCGATTCGTCTTCTCGGACACCTGCTCCGACAACCCCGAGGTGTCGATCCGATCGAGCTCCCGCGCAACCGCCACGCGCAGACGTGAAGACAGGATGCGCTCTACAGCCCCGGCGATGCCCTTCATCGTCCGCGGCGACCGCCACCCCAAGTCACGGCGGATATAGGACCGCACAAGGACCTCCTGGGTGGACTTGTCGACCACGACGAATCGGGCGGCCTCCAGCTGGTCCAGGGTGTCCTCGATCGTCTCGACGGTCTGGCCGGCGGTTTGCCGTGCCCACCTGACCGGGGCCAGGGTCAGGACTCCGGCAAGGGAGATGTCCGGCTGTGAGATGAGCTTGTGATACAGGCTCTGCTGCTCAACTGTCAGTGCGGTGAAGTCCTCGTCTCCCCACGCCCGCTTGAACAGTTTCCCGAATTCATCGGTGGCCATCGCCGTCCTCCTGCCTGTTCTGGTTTCCGTTGAATCGGTGCCACAGGTCCATTCGCTGGGCGCGCTGGCATGCGTTCTTGAGTGATTTCTCGGTGCCGAGTCCGAGGGTTTGGAGGATGGCTCCGCGGCCTTCGTGGCAGTCGAGCTGCCATTCGAGTTCTTCCATGAGCTTGGCGGTGGTGGGTGGGCGTCCGCGGGTGCGGGTCCTGGGTCTGGCGGCGTTCACTGCACGTCATCCCCTTCGGCGGCCCTGGTGGTGTCGCAGGGCCAGGGGACGGGGTGGCGCCGGTCGCGGGAGCATTCGAGGCACCACGGCCCCTGGCTTCTGGAGGTGTGGTCGAGGACGGGGACGTGGAGGGCCTGGACGGCGAGGATCCGGTCCCAGAGTTCGTTGAACGCGGCCTTGTACTGCCGGAGGAACTCGTCAGTGGTCGGCATCGGCGGTCGCCTCCCAGATGATGGAGGCGTGCTGGCCTTCGGTGAGGTGGCAGTCGGCCGGCAGGATGATCAGGGCGACGTCGCGGCCGCCGTCGCCGTCGGCGTGGTCGATGCTCGCGACGACACATCCTGCCCGCCAGATGTCGCCTCGGATCTGGTCACGTCGGCTGATTCCTCCGACCTGGTGGAGGAGGATGCCGAGGTTCAGCCAGCTGGGCGTGTGTCGGTTGCGGGAGGCCCACCATTCGAGGGCCTTGATGGTGATCGAGCTGAGGGTCCACAGCCAGACGAGCAGGCAGGCGATCGCCAGGATGAGCGATGCGAGGTCACGTGTCATCAGTGGTCACCTCTGACGCTGATGTCGGTGATGTTCGGCAGGGCGTCCTGGTCAGGATTCGTGCGTGACCAGTGGCCCTTCTTGTCGACCCAGGTGAAGGTATGCAGGCGGTTCCGCTTCGGAGACTTGTGGGACAGGTCGTCGCTGATCTCCAGGTCGGGGCCGTCTCCGTACTTCGGGACGATGGTGATCCTCAAGGTGATGGAGCCGGTGTTCCCGGTGTCGCGGCATTCTTTGATGATCTGGTTGAGGAGGCGGGAACCCTCGTTGGCGGTTTCGCCTTCTGCGAGGGTGTCGATGAGTTCGGTGAAGTCGTTCACTTCTTGGCCCCGTTTCTGATGGTGGTGGTTGCGGCGTCGATGGCCCGGTTCTAGACCTCCACTTCGCGCACCGTGATGCGTTGCTCGTCTGGGCGGTCGAGGCGGAGGTCCGCGATCTCGTCGCCGATGAATGCGCGGGCTGCGGCGGCGAGGGCCTCACAGTCGGTGCGGTCGATGAGGACATGGCGGTCGAATGCGGCCTGACAGATCACCTCTGTCATGTCGTCATTCATTGCGGGCCCCCTCGTGCAGGACGGTGAAGGGGCCGTAGTGCTTCGCGAGGTATTCCAGCGGCATGTTTCGCGTCTCGCGGTAGAGCAGTCTCCCGGAGTGTTTCTCGGCCACGTCATGCTGACGGTCGAGCACCACTGATCCGTCCGGCAGCGCGTCGAGTTCCTCGGCGGTGGTGATGGTGCGGGGTGCGGTGGCGTCGGCGATGATGGGGGCCAGGTGATCGGCCCACACGTCCTGTCCTCCGCCGATGATCTGGCCGCATTCACAGCCGCCGAAGTCGGGGCCGCCGTAGGGGTGTTTGAGGAGCATGTCGCGGATTGATCCGGTCATGAGTGAGTCCTTCCTGTGAAGTCGTGCTGGTATCCGGCGCGCAGCGGGTGGTCTTCTCCGAGTTGGTCCCACAGCATGGAGATGCGGAGGGGGAGGCGTCCGGAGACATCGGTGATGAGGTCGCACCATCGCTGCACTCCGGAGGCGACGGGATGGTTGTGCCGGGCCCGGTGGAGTTCGCTGATCAGGCCGGCTGCCAGGCGTGAGATGGTGACCAGGTCGCAGATGATGGGTTCGTCGCAGGTGATGGGGATGAGGTTCGGGTCGTCCTGGCTGGGGTGCTCGGCGGCCCACTGCTGCCATTCGGGGATGGCCACCGGAAGTGTGGGTTGGCTCATGGGCGTGTCTTTCGGTGCCATGGCCAGCGGGGGCGACGCCGTGCTGGCCGGTGGATGTGGTCGAGGAGCTGGCCGGTGGAGGCGACAGCCAGGTCGTCTCCACCGGCCTTCCAGATGCGGTCCGGTGGGTCGGTGAGGGCGGTCCACCAGGTGGGGTCTGGGCAGATGGAGACCTGCGACCCGACACGGATCTGGTCGAGGTGACCGGTGAGGAGCTGCCGGTCGTCGTCGGTGAGCGGATCCCCGGCTGGCAGGGTGACGAAATTGGTGACCCACGCGTCCGGGCCGGGGAGGCTGGGCGGCAGGCGACTGCGGATCACCGCGATGACATCCGTGCCGCTCATGCCGGACCGCCGGCGGCAGATCGCTGCCACTCCTTGGCGTGGCGCTGCTCGGCGCACGCGGAGGTGACGATGCGGCGGCGGCCTCCGCGCCGGGCGGCCTGTTCGATGGATCCGATGGTGCGGCCGACACGGCGGGCGATCTCATCCCAGGGGGTGGCGGCGTCGAGGAGCCATGCGACGTCGTCCAGCATGTCGATGGTCTCCTGGTGAAGCTGCACTGGCTTCCGCTGGACTGGCTTGGGCTCCATGCCGGGCCGGTAGATGGTGGCCGGCGGCAGGGGCTCGCCAGTCTTGGCGGCGCGGTCGCGCTGCCTACGGGCTGCCAGGCAGCCAGCGCAGCGGCAGCCGCAGTGCCCGTAGCAGGTGCGGCAAGGAAGGTGGCGGGGGCAGGTGTGGTTCATGGCCGGCGCCCCTGCCACATGTCGCGGAGCATGACCGCTGCCGTGGCCGTCAGGACGACGGCGATCGTGGCCACGATGACGGCGACCAGGATGATCCCGGCCCATAGGATGACGTGCCACATCATCGGATCGTCACCTTCTCGAGGCGCTGGGCGCGGGCGACGACCTGCCCGGCGGTGAGGATGCGTCCGACGCAGCCGGGGCCGGCGTACCCGGACCACAGCGGAGGCAGGACTCCCGGCTTGGTGTTGACGGCCTGGTACGCGGAGCCGTCAGTCAGTTCGACGGTGGTGCCGACCGGACAAGCGTCCATGGTCTCGATCGCGGTGACGCGGTCTGTGACGTCGATGGCGCGGCCGTCCATGGCGGGTTTCATGATGTACATTCGGTGTCTTCTTTCAGGTTCCAGATTCGGATGACGGCGCCGGGATGCTCCAGTGAGTCGGGGCTGCCGGGGTCGTCGGGGTAGCACTTGGTGGCCTCGACGTGGACGGCCTGGGAGTCGTCTCCCCAGACGCCGGAGTCGGTGAGGGCGTCGAGGATGAGGCGCTGGATCTTGTCGATGTCTCCGTGACTGCGGGACAGCGGGAACGCCGGCGCCGTGCTGCGCAGAAGGTGCGCGTTCTTGCCGGTGCGGTAGTGCGACGTCGGGCGCGGGACGGTGACGGTGATCATCAGCCCGACCGGCTCCCCCTTCGGGAACCGCTGCTGGGCGGCGAGCGCACGGCCCGCCTCGGTGCAGCGCTCCCGCCACTGGGCGTACCCCGGGCTGTTGGCAGGAATGGAGAGGTGGTGGTGGCCACCCCGGCCGAAGCATCTGGGGTCGGGCTTCGGGCGAGGCGTGCCGTGGACGGTGACGGTCAGCACGGCCGCACCTGGCAATCCACCAGCCGGGCGGGCCGGATGGATCGGGTCCGGCCCTCCTGGTTCTTCAGGTCGATCCAGCCGGTCGACGCGGCCATGACCTCCCACTCCTGCTCGTCCAGCCAGATCACCGAGCCGGGACGGATCCCGGCCGCGTTGTCCTCGTCTCCGACACGGGTCCTGTGCCTCGGGGAGAGGCGTCCGACTGGCATCACCGGCCCCCGCCCGGACGATGACGGTCAGGGCCGTCCGCGAGATGCTTCTGACGGGACTGGCGGCGCACCTGATCGACGGTCTGGAAGACGTGCCTGTTCTCCGGCGCCACCTTCGCGTTGACCTCCTGGCACTGCTCGAACGGCCTGTTGCAGATGCCGCACTTCAACCAGGGCGGGGGAATCGTCATGACGCCACCCCCTCCTTCAGGGCGGCGATCTTCTCGTTCAGCTCGGCGATCTGGCCGGAGATCGTGAATTCGGAGGCTGCCAGGCGCTTCTTCTCTTCCCGCAGCTTCTTCTTCTGGTCATCGAGGGCCCGCAGCTTGGCGCGGCGCTGGGCGTCGGCGTCACGGGCCCGCTTCTTGGCCGCCGCCTCCTTCGCCCCGTCGAGGATCTCCACCTGGGTCCGCGAGAGCCGTTCGGCGAGGGTGCGCATCCTCTGCGTGCCGATCCTCTGCGCCAGGGCGCAGAGGGCCTGCACGGAGTCGTCGCGCTGCTCGGCCAGCATGTCCACACCGCCAGACAGCCGCTGGGCGGTGGCTGCCGCCTTCGCCTGGTTGGGCCAGCCGCCGGCGCGCAGCACCTCCTGCACCAGGAGGACAGGCATGTCCACGACGGCAGCGATCTCCTTCGCCGACCGGCCTCTCAGCCGCATCAGCAGAATGGATGCCTTCACCGAGTCGGGAGTGGGGTTCTCGGAGTCAGACATCGAGGCCCAGCTCCTTCCCGCGCGCCACCAGTGAGGCGTTGTCGCGGACGCGGGCGAGTTCCTTGATGACCCGGTCGGCCTCCTGCGCGGTCAGGTCGGTGGTCGAGGCGATCTCCCCACGCCCGGAGAGTTCCCCGGCCCACCAGAGCCGTTCGGCGCGGTCGGTGACCTCGAGTCGCTTGAGGTGCATCTGGATCTGCTGCACGTCGTGGCGGGCGGCGGGCTTCGGGGTGTCGTCCACGACGATCCCGGCGTCGACCACGCCGTCCGAATCGACGTTGGCGGGACGCTCCTCCTGGGAGGGTTCACCCACCATGGGCTGCTGCTCGGGGCCGTCCTGGTAGCCGTGGCCACCACCTCGCGGGGCGGGCAGCGGGGCGTGCTGGCGTTCCGGGGCGGGGCCCTGCGGCTCCGGCTCGGCCTTCTTCCGGGTGGCGCGCTTCTTCGGGGCCCGCTTCACCGTGGTCTGGGACGGGTCGGTCGGCTCGATCGCCGGGGCCTCGCCGTCCTCGGCGGCCAGGTCGTCCAGCTCCTCGGTGGAGGCCATGCCGTGGATCACGTCGGCGAACGCCATGCGGCATAGCCGGGTCGTGCAGCGTGCGAACAGCATCTCAGCCGGGCGGGTGCGGTAGTTCTGGTTCTTCTTCGAGTCTCCGGCGCGGTCCGCCTCGTTCATCGTGTAGGAGGCGGTGACCCACTCCTCCTCGTCACGTCTGCGGCCCTTCATCACGCATCTGGACTCGGTCATCTCGGTGGTGCGGATCTGGTGGCCGGCCTGCTGCACCAGGGCGCGCATGGTCTCCGCGCTGATGCCGGCCTTGCCGTTGATGACGTGCACCGATCCGAGACCGGTCATGGGCGGCAGCCCGAGTTCGCGGCTGTAGAGGATGGCGGCGGTGACCTTCTCGGTGCTGCCGCGCAGCCCGGTGGGCACGAACTCGGTTGCGGCGATGTTCCCGGCCAGGTTCACGGTCGGCATGAGCACGTCGGTCCAGGAGTCGGTGCGGCGGTCCCGCATGTCGGGGACGGCCGGGGTGTCGATGTGGCGCACCTCGGGCAGATTCTCAGTCATGGTCAGTTCTCCTTGTCGTTGCTGGTGAGGAATGGTTCGGCGGTCATCTGAAAGCCGGCCGCCAGGGCCGGGATGGTGAGTGAGTCGTTCATTCCGGGGCCTCTGTCTCGGGCCAGATCGGATCGCCGATGGTCGGCGCGAACTCGGGAGCATCCCTGAACTTCCACGAGGTGCGCTTCACCCACGTGTTGTAGAGCTCGTTCAAGTAGAGGAATGTCGCGTAGATGTCGTCGCCTGTCTCCACGGGGTGGAGTTCGATGGACTCCTCGTGGACGTGGGCGACCATGCACTGATCGATGTCGGGCACCGTGGTCTCAGTCCAGGTGGTCTTCTTGCCGCCGCGGGGGCCGATGGTGGTCTGCTCCTCGAGGCGGAGGTCGCAGTGCTTGTACGCCGACAACTGGAGGGCGACTTCGTCGTAGATGCCTTTGCCGGTCTTCCAGTCGAGGAGGACGTTGCCGAACCGGTCGTTGTGGAGCACGGCGTCAGCTGTGCCGGCATACCTGTACGAGGTGTTGGCGACGGGGGATTCGGTGACGACGGTCTCCCATTCCCATTGGTCGAGGAAGCGGGCGACGGCCTCCACCTGGGGGCGGATCTCAGCCGGCACGGACACCTCGCGTCCGTGGGCGAGTTGCTCGGCCATGGAGTGGATGCGGGATCCCTTGGTGGTGGCCTTCCGGTTCGTCTGGAAGCGGGCCTTCTCCAGGGCGGCGATGCGGTCGGCCGAGCGCATCTCGGACAGACGGGCCCAGTTGTCGTCCGCATACGCGGCGGTCTCCCTGGCCGCCCAGGTGACGAGGGCCGGCTTGTCGAGGATCCCGCAGATCGTGGTCACACCCGGGACGAGCTGACCGTCGAGGGTGTAGCTGTGAGAGGTGCCGTGGTTCTTCCGCTGGAAGCGCGGAGGTCTGGTCTTGGTCATGGTTCTCCTTGAGTGGGTTGGAGATGGGTGGGGTTCAGTGCTGCTGGTCTGCGAGTTCGCGGCGCCAGCGCTGCCGCTCAGCGGTGATTTCAGCGACGGCTGACAACTCAGCCATCGCCCTGAGCCGGTCGGCCTTCGCGCGGGCCCGCCCGGCCTCGTCGTACTCAGACGGGACGAGGTAGGCGAGCCGGCAGACCTCATTGGCCCCGATGAGCCGCTTGGCCGAGCGCAGCAGTTGGTCTAGGTCCTCCGCGATGGTGGGGACGCCGGGGATCTGGATCTCAGGCATTGCGGTGCTCCTGGTGGTTGATGACGACGGAGAGCACGTCGGCTAGGTCGTTGAGGGACCGTTCGAGATGGGCGACAGCGACGTCCCGGTCCTCACCCGAGGTGCCTGCCTGCGCGTCGAGTGAGATGAGGTGCCGGCGGTCCCCGATGACCCGGGCGGCGGCCATGGCGAGCCGGGTCAGGTCGTCATGCTCGGCGACAGAATCACGGTCGCGCTTCCGTGCCGGGTTGCGGACGGTCACCTTCTCCGCCTCCACACCGGACACCTGGGTGGGGCCGGTGACGGTCACCTCACCGTCGAACGGTTCCAGCAGCTGCACGAGCTCCTGCCGGGCTTTCACCAGCGACGGCACGACTCGGGTCTCCGCGATCATCGGGGAGGCAGACCACTGGAGTGTGAGGCCCAGGATCGACATCTGACTCTCGGTGAGGGTGACAGAAGCGGTGGTCATGATTCGACCACCTCGCAGTCAATGACCTGGTCCGGCCGGATCCCCTGGGTGGCACGCTCCGCGAACTGCCACTCCTCGCGAACCGTGTCGAGGGCGTCGTACAGGCGCCCCTCGGCGGTCTGGGCGTCGTCGTAGCGGTCGAGAGTGTGGGCGCGGCGGCGGGCCTCCTCGGCCGCGACCAGGGTGTGAACCTGCCGCTTCAGGTCGATGAGCGCCTCCCATGCCGCCTCCGGCACGGTGACCGTGGTGACCCGGTCGTCGGTGAGGGTGCCGCTCTCAACCGAGGTGAGCTGGTCGGCCATGGGAATGAGATCCCGATGGCTCTCCTCGCGGGCTCCGGTCTGCCGGAGCGCGTATCTGATGAGCGACATGTCGCCCGCATCCAGGTTGATTCTGGTCATCGGTTCCCCTCCTCGGGGTCGTCATCGGTGTGGGTCATGGCCTGCCACAGCAGGCGGTCGATATGCCGCTCATCGGCGGCCAGCAGCAGGCAGACGGTGGCGACGCCGAGGATCAGCAGGAGGAGGACGACGCCCCCGTTCGTGAGAGTGGGCATCAGATCCACATCCCCTCGTCGCCGACCCCGTCGAGCCCGTGGAGGAGGTCCTCCACGGCCAGGGCCGCCAGGGCTGCCAGGGCAGCCGCTATCAGCGCGGCGGTTCCGAGCACGTGTCTCATCGGCGGGCCCCCTCCCGCTCGAAACGGGCCACCTCGTCCGGGGCGACCCGCCACTTGTTGCGGATCTTGATCCCGTGGACCTCGTCGCGGCGCAGCATCTGATGGACGGCCTTGACCGTCAGATTCCAGCGGGCCGCCAGCTCATCCGGGGACAGGAAGCGTTCAGCGGTGATCGCGGTCATGACTCGGCCTCCTTAGTGTGGGCCTGCATGAGGCGGTGGAGGCGGCACCAGTGGGTGTCCGCATCGATGGAGGAGACAGTGATATGAAGGCGTCCCGCGGCGTAGTCGGTGACGACGTCGCGCCACGCCTCGGCCAGTTCCCCCAGCTCGCCGGGGTCGGAGTCGTCACCCCGGCGAGCCGTCACCTCTACGCTGTCGGTGGGTCCGGTGGCAGCCGGGCCATCACCAGTAGAGGAGTCATCATGCGGAACACCATCAGCGTGGGAGACGGTTTCCCCGTCGCCCTGGTATCCCCGCTGGACGCGTTCAAAGTGGAGGAGGCACTGGCGCGATTCGAGCGTGCGTCCATGCCGCCGATCCGCATCACCGGATCCGATGGTCAAGTCGAGACTGTTCGTCTTGGTCAGACGGACCAGGTTCGTGTCTCCCGCGAGGCACTGGACAAAGACACCGTCGCTCGGATCCGACAGGAACTCGATCAGTTCGGATTCCCCAGCGTGATCGACGTGACCAGTACCGAACCCCTGGATCTGGGCGCGGTCTTCGAGGGCTCGCCGGTCGGCATGGAGGAGCAGTGATCCGAGATCGCGCCCCTCTCGATCGAAGAACCTGACCTGTCCGCCGAGACTCATGGCGGCCATTGCTCTGTCGGCTTCGCGTCGCTGGCCGGGCGTGTACTCGCGGTCATCAGGGTCGATGAGGTGGGCGACGTGGGCGGCCTGGATCTTCTGGCCTTCCCCGGTGTCTTCGCAGCAGCCCAGGTCGGCGCCGCACGAGCAGGTGGCGTGCCAGCCGCCTGTCTCGTCGTCGGCATTCAAGGTGAGGTAGTGGGTGAGGAGAATGTCTGTGATCGCGGTCATGAGTTGCTCCTGTGCTCTCGGGCCTCGCGCTTGGCGGCGATGGCGGCGTCTCTGCGGTGCACGGCGTCGCGCAGCGCGTCCAGGTGGCGAGCCTGGATGTCCCAGGCCTGGTCGGCCATGTCGACCAGCACGGAGGCCTTGAGGAGGACGTCGCGGGTGGCCTCGTCGCACTCGAATTCGAGGCGGCGGGAGTCGACCTGGCGCTGCTCGGCGCGGGCGGAGTCCATGTCGGCGGCGGTGGTGGCGGTGCGGGAGAGGGCTCCCTGGATGAGGCTCATCACGCCACCGCCTCGGGGGAGATGAGCTGGACGCGGCTCTTGGGTGTGGCGATGGTCTTGACGCTCTTCCCGACGAGCCAGTAGTTCCAAGCGCGGTGCAAGGTGTCGACGAGGGCGACCCTCTCGGCTTCTGCCCGGAACTCCTTCGGGTTCTTTCTGAGGAGCTGGTTCCGGACGGTGAGGATCGGGTTGCCCGTGTACATCGCGGCGCCGTCCATGAGGGCTTTGGCGAACTCGTCTGCCAGGGATTGTGAGATCGCCGACATGTGGAAGTGGGCGACCCCGAACGCCGAGGTTGACCCGCTCTTGAGGGCGCTGCTGATGCGCTTGGACGTCAGCGACGCCGTTTCCAGCGCGCCAACGTTCTCGTTCACGTGGGCGAGGATCTGGGGCTTCGACGGTGAGGCGATGCCACCGTAGATGAGGTCGAGGCGGGCGATCGACCCGATGAAGGCCCCATCCTTCTGCCCGTGGAGCTGAAGCTGATTGGCGATGGTGCGGACCCGGCCGATGTCGATGACGTCCTGGGCGGCAGGGTCTGTTCCGGTGATCACGTTCCAGTCGATGGTCAGTCCGAGGCGTGCCTGGGCGAGGAGGCGGTGCTGGCCGTCGCGCAGGACCCCGTCCCGATCGAAGACGATGGCTTGGCCGGTGAACAGCCAGCGGCCCTGTGCCATGTCGGCGCAGTACTGCTTGACCTGGCTGGACGAGATGGCGCGGTTGGAGGTGTTGCGGGACAGCCATGCTTCGGCGGTCTTGGGGGTGACGGTGACGATCTGTGAGGCGACGTTGGTGAAGTCGAGGCCGGTTGGGTTGGTAGAGTCAGTCATGACAGTTCTTCTTTCTTGGTGGTGCTGTCGAGGAGGTTGACGACGTCGGTCAGGGCGTCGATGGCTCGGATGAGGTCGCTGCGGATTGACGTGGCGACCTCTTCCGCGTTTCGGGGGAAGCGGTCGTCGTCGCAGAGTCGGGCGATGGTCTCGGTCTTGCGGGTGAGATCGGTCGTGGCGTTGCGGAACTGGTCGGTCAGCGGCGTCCGGCGCGGCTTGGGGGACTGCTGGCGTCCGCTGGGGTCGGCGACCGATTTCGGCCCGGTGAGCTTGACGACCTCGCCGGTCTCCTCCGCCTGATGGAGGACCTCGCCGCGCCACTCGTCAAGGGACCTCGGCTCAGGGCGGCGGTACTGCTTGCCGTCCATGCCGACGATCCGGTCGGTGGTGGGCAGCCCGTGCTCGGTGGTTCCCGAGGCGGCAGGTGATGCGCTCCGCATCACCTGAACATCACGAGCAACTCGTGATTGATCCACCCCCACGATCGGCGCGATGGCCCTGGTGGACATCCCCGCCGCCGACAGCTCAGCCGCGAACGGTCGGCGCACCTCAGGAGAGAGACGCTGGAGTGCGCCCGAGAATCGCTCCGAGATGTAGTCGCTGGGGCCGTTGTAGTCGAGCGCCGCCCATGCCTGCCGAGTCAGCGCCTCTCGGATCAGCGGGATGACCTGGTCGATGTTGTCGGCGATCCCGTCGAGCAGGTCGGCGATGCGAGTGGTGATCCGCTCGGCCTCGACCCTGCCCATCGGATCAACGACCTCGCCGGTCTCGATGATCTGGAGGCTCATGCTGCACTCCTACGGGTAGATGTGCGCTCCATACGTTCATTGCTGGGCAACGAAGGAGCCGTGACGTCCCGGAAGAGGTCCTCCAGGTCGACGTCGAGGCGGCGGCAGATCTCAAGGGCGATGCGCTCCGAGCAGTCGGTGTCGGCGCCGGTCTCCATCGCGGAGATGTACTGCTGGGTGCAACCGACCAGTGAGGACAGGTCAGACTGCGTGTAGTCGCGGCGCTTGCGGAGCCTGGCCATTCGGGCCGGGTCTGTGAGCTTCATCCATGCTCCCTTCGGGTGGATCCTTCGTAGCTTCATCGTGCTCTCCTTCTCGGCTAGATACAAGTTGTTGACGTACATGTACGGTATCGCGTTTATCTTGTACAAGTGAACCTGGACGGTGAAATGCCTAGTCGCACAGCGTGTCGAGCCTCCTCTGTAGCCCAATCACTTGTACAAGCCATAGGCTGGCGAGTCGTACCGCGACCCACAAGGACCTCACCATGGATGACGTGATCCACTCACTGGCAGACCTCATTGCGATGAGGCGGCAGGAACTCGGCTACGGGGGCAGTCTCGCGGCCATGTACCGCGCCGCAGGGCTGCCAAGCGATGGGATCAGCTACCAGTCGTTCCGGCGACTGGCCAAGGGTGAGGCTTCAAGCACGCGCAGGCCGACCACGGTTCGGGATCTCGCGCTCATCTGCCGGGTGAGCGAAGAGCAGATCCGATCCGCCGAGGCCGGCTACACGCCGCCTGGCGGATGGCAGAAGTACGACCGCCTCACCGAGTCCGAGAAGAAAGCTGTCGAGGGCGTCATGGATGCGATCCTCGCGGCACGAGACGAGGAGGTCAGCGATGCGGGTCGGTCACCCAAGGATCAGAAGACACCAGACGAGCACGAGCCGGAGCGGACGAAGGGAGGTAGTGACGATGGGCGATCTGAAGCTCAGAAGAGCGGCCTGACGTGGCAGGAGCGGCGTCGGCAACGGATGATCGCCCAGGCCATGAACGTGGAGGAGGCCGCCGACGACCACCCCCGCAGCTTCGACTACGAGGTCGCCGACGAGGACATGTCCCAGGACCCCGACGACTGGCTGGATGACCAGCACTACGACCAGGACGAGGGGCCGTGGAATGACTGAGAATCCTGAGAATCGGTGGTCATCCGCACGAGCTCACGAGTACTGGCGCAAGCTGTTGGCCGTGTGTGGCAACGATGACACTTGGCGAGAGGGCTCAGGGTGGTGATACCGGACCTTGCTGTAGCCAAGTGGGTAAAGAGCCCTGGATCGAAGGCGGAGGTGTGGGGACTGCCTGACTGGGAGTACCAGAGTGGGACATGGACGGGCACATGGTCAGGCAGTTGCACGGCTCAGAGCTTGAAGGGTGAGCTTGAGGTGAAGCTAGTCTTAAGGGAGAGGGTGAAGCGGTGGGTTGAGCCTACGGTGTTGCTCAGAGCCCCGGGGGTGGGCGTGGCGTGGCGGATTGACCACAATCAGTCTCATCGAGACAAGAAGACCGGACAAGCACCAGTTACGACTCACCTTCAGCTTGATGGCCACCAGGACATCTGTGACTACCTTGATCCCAAGACGTTGTGCAGCCCACCTATAGACGCCGCCAGCGTCAGCGAGGACAATCTACGTAAGTTGCTCATCGCCAGTGCGCGAGAGATGAGCGTTGGAGTCAAGGGCTTAGATTGGATGTACCACGAGGAGGGAGGCCAGCGATGACGCAGACTATAGAAAGCTACCGAGCAACCCTCGCCGGACGGGTCTCATCCAGACCATGCCAGGGTGGCGAGCTCGTCGCCACACCGTTCGACTTCTTCGATGAGACGCCTCTGGAGCTGATGGTGTCGCGGCTCGGCACCGACCATTACCTGATCTCGGACCGAGGCCTGGTAGCTGAGAGGCTTCTTGACGCGAAGGCCAGTATCGATTCACCTTCAGTCGGGAGGTCGTGGAACGCGATCCGTGACGAGCTGGTGGTCTCGTTCGCTGATGTTGATGACTATGAGCTTGCTGCGACGTCGACCTTAGATGACATCGGGGCACAGTTGAATATGGTGGCCACCAGAGCCCTACAGGCTGACGAGCTGCGGGTCCTCGGTAGGAATAGCAGGCCGAGGACGTTCACTGAGCGCGCCATCCGGCAAGCCGAGAGTTTCGAGCTGGCGATCAAACCGAAAGCTAGCATCCGCAACCGCTTCGGCGGAGAACGTCACGTCAGCTTCAGTGCAACTGGGGCAGACGGCAGCACCGCATTCGTCATGGCCCTCAACGGTGGCGGTTCTTTCGTCGCCGAGCATGACCGTGCGCTTGCCGCGTTCAGTGGAGTTGACGACGCTGCACGTCGGAGGGTGAGCCTCATCTCCAACCGAGCCAAGCCGCTTCCTTGGCATGTGCAGCAGCTTGAGTCCATGTCGACGATCATCTACGAAGATGAGCAGGACGGCTACTGGAGCGAGCTGGCCGCAGCCTGACCTGTCGGTGGCCGCTGTCACACTGGGGAGTGGATCTGGAGGGCCCCCGGGGTTGTTCAACCACGACTCGACATATAGGGTTTAACCTATGACCGAGCAGTTTGAAGAGACCGAAGAGATCCTCGACAGTCGAGCTGACGCTCTTGTCCAGGACCACTGGCGGATGATCGAGGAGCTCATCGGACACCGGAAGAAGCACAAGCTCAGCCAGGCCGACGTTGCCTTCCGCATGGGAGTGACCCAGCCGACGGTCTCCGATTTCGAGAGCGACGACTCGAACCCCACACTCAGCACCATCCGCCGCTACGCGATGGCCGTCGGGGCGCGCCTGAACACCGAGGTCGCCGACGAGGACGTGTCCCAGGACCACGACCAGGATGAGGGGCCATGGAATGACTGAGCGGAAGGCATGAAAGAGCCCCCGTCACGTCGTGTGGCAGGGGCTCTTAGATGTGTGAAGAGTCAGGCTGGAGTGAGTACGCCCATCTCCCGGCGGTCCTTGAGTTCATGGATAGGTATCCCTGCTGACAGCATCGCCTCATGGATGCGTTCCAGACCATGGAACTCTGCGGCGACCTCGTCATGCCCGGAGGTCGTGACCTCAACGGTCGCAAGGCGGCGTTCCACATCAGCCGACACTGCGGCGTCGCGGACGCTCTCATCCTCCATGTCCATCAGCTGACCCATGAGGGCATCGCATTGGTCGAAGAGCTGTGCGGAGTCTGGCACATGGAAGACCTGGACGAGGTGGTACTCAGCCATCGATGTCACCGAACCTTCCGTAGCACGTCTGATGATGTAGCCATGATAGGGCGTTCCTGATGTAGTTCGGATCGCTGGGCGTCAGATGTATCCAGCGCTGATGCTGTCCGCATGGACATTGGACGCGATAGTACTTCTGCTTGCGCGTGACACGCCACCCTGCGTCACGGTACTCGGTCAGCAGCGCCTCGATGTCTCTGCGTTTCGTAGTCATCGGCGGCTCTGCCCGTTACATCCCATGGCTGCATCATGACACAGGCTACCCCGGCCTGACCTGTCGGTGGCCGCTGTCACCATCAGGCGCATGGTGGAGCGTGAGCTGGTGTGGCCGGCGGGGTGGCGGCTGAGCGTGGAGACCCTGACCTGCGGGCGGGGACGCTGCCGGTGGGAGTCGCGGACGGTCGTCCTCGACCGCAGGTGCACGCCGGCTGAGGCGCAGGCCACCCTCGCCCACGAGGCCATCCATGCGTCACGGGGCCCGTGTCCAGGGTGGGCACGGGCGGGCGAGGAGGCGACCGTGCATCAGCTGGCGGCCCGGGCCCTCATCAGCCCGGCTGCGCTGGCCTCAGAGCTCGAATGGTCACCAGACCCGCGCGTCATCGCCTGGGACCTCCAGGTGACCGGCGACCTGGTCGACGCCCGCCTGTCCAGCCTCGACCCCGCCGAACACGCCCAGCTGTGGGCGCGGACCGCACATCACCGCGACGAGGCATGAGCTGTCACCAGATTGTGAGACCATCACAGATGTGGATGCCATGGAGGCGCCCACCACACACCAAGGAGAACCCAATGTCCCAGCCCGATCCCAGCCACCAGGCCCCTCAGCAGTCCTACCCGCCGCAGCCGCCGAAGAAGAAGCACGGCTGCCTCTGGACGGCGATCATCGGCCTGGTGGTGGTCGTCATCGTGGTCATAGCCGCTGTGTCGTGCATGGCCAAAGGCGCCAACGACGCTGTGAATGCTGTGGATTCAGCCACCTCCGCGCAGCACAAGGTGGTCTACAAGGTCACCACCAACGGCAAGGCGAACATCACCTACGGCGCCTCCTCGGGCACGTCGACCGAGGACATCACGAAGGACTGGACGAAGACCCAGACCATCACCGGGTGGGACGGCGTCTCTCTCACGGTCACCGGTGACATGGACGGCGCCACCAAGGTGTCATGCGAGATTCTGGTGGACGGCAAGTCTGAGGCGACGAACTCCGGCTCTGGCGACATGGCGTCGGCGTCCTGCGACGCGACCTCCATCAAGTAGAACGATCTCAGGACGCACGAAAGCGGCCCCTCGCAGCATGACACTGCGAGGGGCCGTGTAATTGGAGGACTGGATGGGCTACGTGCGTGACCGGTGGACGGATGCGAATCCGGACGGTCCGTCCGCCCGCCCTCGCCGGGTCCACAACGGACGGTGGGGGAAGGGACGGCGCTGGCAGGCGGTCTGGACCGACTCGGCAGGCAGGCGGCAGGCGAGGGCCTGCACGTCGAAGGACGAGGCGGAGAAGGTGGTCCGCGATCGCGACGGGAGGCAGGCGCAGTCCGGTCCCGTCCCGCTGGACCGCTGGCTGCACGACTGGGCGGCCGGGCAGCTGCACTGGTCTGCGTCGACGCGCCGCCACGCGGACACGGCCATTGACCAGGTGATCGTCCCGGCGTTGGCGGGGGAGTCGGTGCAGTCGCTCACCCGACAGCGCATCCAGGATGCGGTCAACGGATGGGCGGAGCAGTTCGCCCCGGCGACGGTGAAGGCCAGGTGGCCGTTTCTGCGGGGCGCCATGTCTCAGGCGGTGGCCGACGGGGTGATCGAGCGTGACCCGTGCGTCGGGGTGAGGCTGCCGAGGCTGGCTCCGCCGAAGACCCGGGTGCTCACCGCCGGGCAGGTGGCGACGATCGTCTCGCGGGTGCCGGAGCGGCTTCGCTCTCTGGTGATCGTCGGGGCAGCGTCGGGGCTGCGTCCGGCGGAACTGTGGGGGCTCACCTGGGATCATGTGCAGGCTGGTGGGCTGCGGGTGGATCGGCAGCTGAGGCAGGGGAGTGCGCACGATCCGAAGTGGGGGCCGCCGAAGACGCCGAGGTCGAATCGGACCGTCTCCCTGGGGCCCGCCGCGCTCGAGGTGCTGGCGGATCATCGGAGCCGGTGGGGTGACGGGGTGTCCGGCCTGGTGTGGACTTCTCGGGCTAACGGCGCGCTGTCGACGTCGCCCATGGTGGGGATCTGGCATCGTGCCGTCGACGGCATGGGGTTGTGGCCGCGCTCAGGCTGGCACGATTTGAGGCACTTCCACGCCTCGGCGCTGATCCACGCGGGCATGTCACCCAGGGCGGTGGCGGACCGGCTGGGGCACGCCGATGTGACGGAGACGCTGCGGGTCTACAGCCATCTGTGGCCGTCTGACGATGCCTCGATGGCGGCGGTCGGTGATGAGATCGCCGGTGCTCTCAGCGACACCTGAGCGACACGGGCCGATGATGGCCCGAAAAGTTGCCTCTGACTAGGGGACATGACAAGGGGATGGCAACCATGAGTTGCCATCCCCTCGTCGCATCACCGGGCGGGCCTCCTCGACGGAGTCGCCGGATGGTGCCTTGAAAGATCAGTATCGCCGACGGATCACGGGACCTCAGAGGTTCCCGGTGCGGTCCTTCACAGCGTTCTGGGCCTTGTCAACCTGATCAGCGAACCGACCGCCGGTTGCGGAATCCACCGCATCCCCGATCTTGTCCACTGCCCGGTCGATCTGCTCCTCGTGGCTGTTGACGGCGTCCTTGATCTTGTCCTGATTGTTGGTCACGGCGTCTTTAGCCTTGTCAAAGAGTCCCATAGGCCCTCCTTTCCCAGAGGAGTCTCCTCCGGCAGGTTGGGTACAGTGTTGCACCCGTGGGCACCGAATCCAGCCCACTTCATCGAATTCTCAGGATGTGAG